TGTTTGAGGTGCTGTGTGAGTTCTACGGAACGTCCTCCCTTTGGAAACCTAACGATGTCTACTGAAGAGTTCAAGCTGAGAAACCTTCGTGGTGCTGTGTGTGAGTACATCGACGAAGACCTTACTACAGAATTCCTTGATGATCTACGGAAGATCTTAGAGGAAGAGGAGGACGGCTTCATCAAAAAAGCCTTGGTCTACAAAGATCTCAGAAGGAAGCTCTTTAAATGAACCTCCTCTTTGACATCGAGACAGACGGCCTTTACAACAACGTAAGTCAGATCCATTGTGTTGCTATCAAAGACCTTGGTAACGGTGAGACTTATGTCTTCAATGATGTTGGCACTCAACCGCCTATTTCGCGTGGCATCTCAATGCTGGAAGAGGCTGACACGATCATTGGCCACAACGTGATCGGGTACGACATCCCCGTTATCCAAAAGTTCTATGCATGGTTCAGTCCCAAGCGGCCTCTTGACACTCTTCTTCTTTCTCGCCTTTATCATCCTGACCTTCTTAATCTAGACAAACGTAGGGAGTGGCAACACATGCCACTGCAACTCTACGGTCGGCATTCCTTGGAAGCCTACGGTTATCGGCTAGGTGAGTACAAAGGTGGATTCTCGAAACACACCGATTGGAAGGAGTGGTCTCAGGACATGGAGGACTACATGGTTCAAGACGTTCAAGTCACCCACAAACTATGGAAACATTTCCACAAATACCTGAATGGGTCTTACTAGAACATCGGGTTGCTGAGATCCTTACGCAACAAGAACTCCATGGATGGTACTTCGACGAGCGATCCGCTTATGAGTTGGAATCGGAACTACGATCTTCACTTGAATCGTTGTCAGCAGCTCTCCGAGAGCGGCACCCTTTCGTTGCGGGAAGCGAGTTTACTCCTCGTCGCCCTAACAAGACCACGGGATATCTCACTGGATGCACTTTTACGCGCATCAAGGATCTTAACCCCACAAGTCGAGAGCACATCGCATGGATCTTAAGTAAACTATGTGATGAGAATGAGGTGCCAATCTACGGGTGGAAGCCAACTCAGTTCACTGACAAAGGTAAGCCAACTGTAGATGAAGTAGTACTGACGGACATCGGCACTCCAATTGCGCTGGAATTTCTCCAGTGTTTGGAATTGAAAAAGCAGCTTGGCATGTTGACGGAAGGCACCAATGCCTGGCTCAAGCTTTGTCGAAATGGTCGAGTCCATCATCACTGTTCCGTTGCAACAAATACCCATCGATGCGCTCATCGAAATCCAAACCTCGGACAAGTCCCTTCGGATGCACGATTCAGACGATTATTCCAAGCAACTCCAGGACTATGCATGGTTGGCGCCGATCTTAGCGGCATCGAGTTGCGGATGTTCGCGCATTACCTTAGTCGGTATGACGGTGGCCGCTATGGCGAAATCCTGCTTAATGGCGACATCCACCAAGTTAATTCCGACAAGATTGGCATTAGTCGTAAGCTCGTCAAGACCGTTACCTATGCTTTTCTTTACGGGGCTGGGAATGAAAAGATCGGACTCTCTTATGACCCTCAGCTTCCAACCGCTAAGGCAAAGAAAAAGGGAGCAGAAATACGCCAAGCGTATCTCGATGCAATTGAAGGTCTTGAAGAGCTTGTTAATGCCGTCAAGGAAAAGGTTCAATCAACTGGCTATGTCAATTCAATTGACGGACGACGTATCGCTGTTGATGGCCCCCATAAGGCGCTGAACTACCTTCTCCAATCGGGAGCAGGTGTCATTGCTAAGCGATGGATGGTAATCGCTAACGATCAGATCAAACAACTGAATATCGAAGCTCATCAGTTGGCATTTGTCCATGATGAACTTCAGTTTGAATGCAACCCCGCACATGCGGACACTCTAATGTTTAATCTTGAACTCGCAGCAGCTCAAGCTGGAGAGTATTACAACCTCCGAATTCCAATCGCCGCTGAAGCTAGTACCGGAAGTACGTGGGCTGACACTCATTAACGTAGAAAAGAACAAAGCCGGTGACATGGCAGAACTCTATGCATCTCTAGCATTGATGACAAGGGGGGCAACTGTTTTTGAAAACACGAGTTGTGTCGGCAAGACAGATCTCTGCTTCGGCTACAAAGGGAGTCTATATCAAGTTGACGTAAAGCTAGCATCATTCAGATTGAAGAAGGGCTGGCAATCTCAGAAGGCTAGCGAGGTGGAAGCACCAGTATATCCACTGTTAGTAATACCTGAGACTGGATTGGACTTATCTGGATGGTATTGCAGATGGCACCGCAAAGGGGCTGGCTGTAAGCCAAAGATTCACTGCCCACCCGGCCTTGAAAACTTCTGGGACTAACAACTATGCCTGCCAAATCTAAAACCAACCTAGGCCGCACTGCATTCAAGCAAGGCCCACCAAAGAAAACACGCCAAGGTGATGGTCAGCATTCGCTGCCGAACCACGGCCGAAAAAAAAGTCGAGGTCAAGGTAAATGAGTCTACTCATCGACGCTGACTACCTCGCATACAAGACCTGTGCATCCTGTGAAGACGAGACTGACTTTGGTAACGACGTAATCGTTGTCACTAGTAAGTTCTCTGAAGTGCTGGACCGGTTCCAAACTGAACTAAACAGCATTGTCGAATGTCTCGGAGGAATGGATGATGTCATCCTCTTCTTCAGCAGCCCTACAAATTTCAGGAAAAAAATTTACCCCGATTACAAGGGTCACCGAAACCGTAAGAAACCCTGCGGTTACAAACGCCTCCTGAACTGGTGCGGTGATAACTACACCACGATCATGGTGGACGACCTGGAAGCAGATGATGCACTCGGTGTCTTCGCTACTGATCCGATTGAGGCTGAAGCTGGGCACATCCTGTGCTCACCTGACAAAGACATGCGTCAAATCCCTGGTCGACTGTTCGACCTAACAAATCCTGTGACCGAAATCACCAAGGAGATGGGGGATCAATGGCACCTGATTCAGACAATGAGCGGTGACCAGACCGATGGTTATGCAGGTGTACCTGGGATTGGTATCAAACGAGCTGTGGCTTTGTTTGAAAAGAAGGGATGGACCTGGGACACCGTTGTTGAAACCTTTGAAGAGAAAGGACTGACTGGTGATGATGCTCTTCTTAATGCACGGCTTGCCAAAATCCTTCAATACGAGAACTTCGACCGTGACGCAAACGCCCCCATCCTTTGGACCCCCAGCCCCAGTGATGGAGCTGACAATGGAGCAACAGTTCAAGCTGAGACGCTTGCAGGATCTGCTGCCTGAGGCACGAAAGGAAGACATCATTACCGTCTTCCTTGCGCTGCAACATCAGAACTTTGTTCTTTCAAACACCGTTTCTAACTTAGTAAAACAATGGCCCATGCCAAAGGCCCCAACTACTACAAACGCGGAAGCATAGAGGTCTGGGATTTCATCCGTGACCAACAACTCAATTATCATCTAGGCAATGCAATCAAATACATCTGCCGTGCTGGACACAAAGACGATGCACTCGCAGATCTCGACAAAGCAATCCACTACCTTGAAAACGAACGTGAGTTTCTACGAAACAGCAGCATACGAGTTCAGGAGCAAGTTCGAGCTGCCGCTCGGTCTGACGACTTCCTCTTTGAATCTGCAGCAGAGTTTGATCGATGAGGAACACCTCGAAGTTGCTCATGCATATCTGGATCTGAAGAAAGATATCACCAATAAACGGGCACGGGCTCACCTGTTGAAAGAAGATGTGGATCTTCTGTATGTCGTCTTTCAACGTGCTGCTGCATTTGGCTGGGATATTCAGAGTGCATTCAACCGGGTGCATGCAAGCAACATGAGCAAGCTCGGTGAAGACGGCAAGCCTATCCGCCGTGAGGATGGAAAGATTCTCAAAGGCCCTAACTATTTTGAACCTGAACTGATTGACCTCGTCTGAAATGAGTAAAGAACTAATCGCCCGAACTGGCCGGGTACAGAATTGGATTGATGATCCAACATCGCGTCTTCCTGTGAGCTGCACCGTCTTCGTTGTTGAAGACACCATGGAAGGCCCTAATGGGATTGAAGCAAGCTGGCGTTTCGTCAGCCATGCACTGCGCTACGGAGCAGGGGTGGCGGTTCACCTATCAAAACTCCGACCCAAAGGTGATGAGAACGGTAAAGGTCTCGTAGCCTCTGGCCCGGTTTCCTTTGCCAAGATCTACTCAACCCTAAATGAAGTACTCCGACGCGGGGGTGTTTACAAGAACGGTGCTGTCGTGTGCCATCTTGACCTTAACCATCCTGACATCCTGGAGTTTATTGAAGCTAATCGATCTGATCTTCCTTGGGTGAAGCGGTGTGTCAACATCAATCCTCACTGGTGGGCTGAAGCAAATCAACAAGTTCGGGATGCTCTGATCCTCGGCATCAAACGTGGTGACATCTGGCTCAACAAAACAAAGGTAGACAAAGATGGAAATCGCATCCGAGGAAACGTATGTCTGGAGGTGTACCTGCCCTCACGGGGAACCTGTCTACTGCAGCATGTCAACCTCGGCGCATGTGAACTCGATGACATTCAACGTGCTTTCACAGACGGAATGTCAGAGCTGTGCAGTCTCCATGCCAAAACAGGTGTTGGAGATAGCGCGGAGTACCTCCCTTCAGAGACGGATCGCCAGGTCGGTTTGGGAATGCTCGGACTGGCTAACCTGCTCCGTCGCTATGAGCTGACGTACAAAGAGTTTGGAGCTGCTCTCAAGCTGATCAATGAGAGCATCCCCCCAATGGAACAGACGCCAGCCTACGTGTTGGCTAATGAGCTGAAGAAGGGGATCCAATCAGCCGCTCAGATCGCTGAGGCTAACGGCATGGATCGTGCCTTTGCCATCGCTCCTACTGCCTCGTGCAGCTACCGCTACAAAGATCTCGATGGCTACACCACATGCCCTGAGATCGCCCCTCCCATTGCCCGCCAGGTTGACCGTGATAGCGGTACGTTTGGTGTCCAGAGCTTTGACTACGGTCCTGTTGAGATCGCGTCTGAAGTTGGCTGGGATGACTACTTCAATGTGGTGAACGGCATTGTTTCAATGCTTGATAAGACGGGACTTCTTCATGGGTATTCGTTTAACAGTTGGTCCGACGTGATCACCTACGACGAAGCCTTTATTGAAGAGTGGCTGGATAGCCCCCAAACTTCTCTCTATTACTCACTCCAAGTAATGGGCGACGTTCAGGATAAATCCAGCGCATACGCAGCACTGGATGAAGCTGAGGTCGATGACTACTTGGATTCAATCCTTAACTCGGCTCCTGATTGTAACTGCGGCGAATGAACCCCTACGAAAAACTACAACAACGAAAGCGGACCTGGACTCCAGTTCAGACCACCGCAGGAAAGGTAAAGGAAGGTGCGGAGGAAACAATCTATCGCGCCTTGGCAATGCGTCACATGGAACTTCCGGTTGGTGACTTCATTGAATCTGCCATTGATGAGATTCCAGAGCTATCGCAAGAGCTACTGCGATCCAATATCAAGGATGAAGAGAACCACGACCTGGCTCTCGGTTACATTGCCAATGCTCTCGGGGTTGATCCGAAGGCTGAGGAAGAAGCCAAGAGAATTAGAGAGGCGTGGACGGCGCATCCTGATCACACGGTACTCAAAGCATTGGTGGCCGAACGTGCAGTTTTCTTCGTACTACTGCCGTTGTTTCGGTTTAATGGTGACGCTGGTCTCCGAACAGTGAGTGCAGATATCAGCCGTGATGAACAAGTACACGTTGCTGCCAATAGCCTTGTTTGTCGTGAGTTGGGGCTTACCATCAGTCCTTCTCTTGACAAACTGCGTAAGGCAACTATCAACTGGGTGATGCAACCACTGAAGGCATCAAACTCTGATAAGTATCTCTCCAAGAACTTTTGGTTGGATGCCAGTGATCGCCTGATGTACGAAGGCAAAGCACCCGAACTCTCTGACACACGGCGGGCTCGTATGCCTGCCTTCTTCGAACATGCAAATCCCAACCTCCCACAGTACGCTTAATCTTGGGCTGACTGTAGAGCGTTTAGTACAGGAGCTGGAGGATAACTTCCCCCAGTTTCTGTCTCAACCTAATGATCCAATCAACATGATCATGTTCAAGAGCGGACAGAGATCGGTGGTTGAGTGGATCGTTAATCGTCTTACTGATGAGGAACTCTAACTATGTGTGCAGGTAATGCAAACCGACAAGCGCACCACGCTCGTGAACAAGCCAAGCGTGATGCCGCTGCTGTAGCTGCTCAACAAGAGCAGTCCTACCGGGAGATGTTGGCGATGATCCCCCCGCCTCCCAAAGCTCCTGACTACACACCTGGCCCTACATCTACTCGGAGCAATCTGGATGACAACGGTGCTGGTGTACGGACTGCAAAGTCCAAACGTAAGTCCACCCTCAACATGAACAAAGGTGTGGCGTCTCTTCGCATCCCCCTCAACACTGGTGGATCCAGTGGTGGCGGTATCAACATTGGTTAACTAGATGAACGCAAGAACTAGGTACGATCACCTTACTAGGAACCGTGCTCAGTTTCTCGATGTAGCTGTTCAATGCTCTAGGCTAACCCTTCCGTACCTCATCCAGAATGATGAGGGTCGTACTACTTGGCAGAAACTTCCTACACCTTGGCAATCCGTTGGAGCTAAGGCAGTTGTAACGCTTGCATCAAAGCTGATGCTTGCATTGCTTCCACCTCAGACCACGTTCTTTAAGCTTCAGGTTCGTGATGACAAGCTCGGTACTCAACTACCCGCTGAAGTCCGATCTGAACTTGACCTGAGCTTTGCCAAGCTTGAACGGATGGTGATGGATTCGATTGCTGCATCCAGTGATCGAGTTACAGTTCACCAAGCAATCAAGCATCTGGTGGTGGGTGGTAATGCCCTGATGTACATGGGCAAGGAAGGGCTTAAGCACTACCCATTGAACCGCTATGTCGTAGAACGAGATGGCAATGGTAATGTCATTGAGATTGTTACCAAAGAACTGATCAACAGGAAACTGTTGCCAGCTAACTTCCTAGACAAGGAACCCCGTCCGAATCACGCGGGTGATATCGGTGGTAACGGCACCATGACTGACGGTGATGTCGAGGTTTACACCCACGTAAGTCTTGATAACAACCGTTGGATCTGGCATCAAGAAGCGTTTGACAAGCGCATCCCTGGCACTGAAGGTAAGGCTCCCAAAGACGCTTCCCCGTGGCTGGTCCTGCGGTTCAACACTGTTGACGGTGAGAACTACGGACGTGGTCGCGTCGAGGAATTCTTGGGTGACATCCGTTCCCTTGAAGCACTCGCTCAGGCCCTCGTTGAAGGCTCTGCAGCAGCTGCAAAGGTGGTCTTCGTGGTGTCGCCCTCCAGTACTACCAAACCCCAGACCATCGCCCAAGCAGGCAATGGTGCCATCGTTCAGGGACGACCTGATGATATTGGTGTCATTCAGGTTGGTAAGACTGCTGACTTCCGGACTGCTGCTGAACTGTCAGCAACACTGGAGCGGAGGATCAGCGAAGCCTTCCTGGTGATGACGGTTCGTCAAAGCGAACGCACTACAGCGGAAGAGGTCCGCCTCACGCAGATGGAACTGGAACAACAACTGGGTGGACTGTTCTCCCTGTTGACTGTTGAGTTCCTTGTTCCTTATCTGAACCGTAAGCTGTTGGTTCTACAGCGTAGTGGTGAGCTGCCCAGGATTCCTAAGGATCTCGTCTCGCCCACCATCGTGGCTGGTATCAATGCTCTTGGACGGGGTCAAGATCGTGAATCTCTCACGACCTTTATCGCGACAATTGCTCAAGCTCTAGGTCCTGAGGCGTTGATGAAGTTCATCAATCCTGATGAAGCCATCAAACGTCTTGCTGCTGCACAAGGTATTGATGTACTCAACCTTGTCAAGTCGATGGATCAACAGCAACAAGAGATGCAGCAGAACATGCAGATGCAGCAAGGTATGGAACTTACCAAACAAGCTGGTCAGATGTTGTCTGCACCAATTGCTGATCCAACCAAGAACCCTAACGCCCCTGACGTAATTAACAATGCCATTGGATACGAAGCCGTCCCGCCCACAGAGGGTGCCCTACAAGAAACCCCAGGTGGACAACCCGGTGCCTAAGCCTGAAGGCCCTGAGATCGCTTCTCCGACTTCCTTCGATACAAACAAATATGCCCCCAAAGACAAGCTTGGTAAACCAACTGTTGGTGTGCCTAACCGCGTTGAGCGGATTGGTCTTGGTGGGTTGAAAACTATTACTAACTATGGCAATCAATCTGACGTATGATCCGAGCACTGATCCTGAAGCCATTGATGCTCAGGAAGCCAGTGAGTCTGAAGCCTATGCAATTGGCGAACAGATGGAGCAGGACCAAGAGTCCCTGCTAGCTGGCAAATATAGGAGTGCTGAAGAACTCGAACAAGCTTACATTGAACTCCAACGTAAGTTCGGTTCCAAGGATCAGAACAACGATGACCAGTCTGACGAAGACCAGACTGAAGTTGAAACCGAAGAGGAGTTGACTGAAGATCCGTATGTGGACTTCCTGTTTGAAGCTTCCAGTGAGTTTCAGCAGAACGGTGAATTGAGTCAGGAAACCCTTGAGGCTTTCTCTCAGATGTCGTCGACTGAACTTGTCGATGCATACATCCGTCTGCAACAACAGCTGCCGGAGCAAGAGCAAGTCTCTCAAGCTGCTGAGTTGTCTCCTCAACAGGTGAATCAGATTCAGAATGCTGTGGGTGGTGAGGCTGCTTACCAACAACTCGTTGGCTGGGCTGCTGAAAACTTTGCACCACAGGAGATTGAAGCCTTTGATTCTGTTGTGGAATCAGGCAATGTAGCTGCAATTAACCTGGCTCTTCAAGCTCTTTACTACCGCTACACCGATGCTATGGGATACGAAGGTGACATGATCCAAGGCAAACCTGCTCAAAGCATGGATGTCTTCCGTAGCCAAGCAGAGGTGGTGCGGGCAATGAACGACCCACGCTATGAGAGTGATCCTGCATATCGTCAGGATGTATTCAACAAGCTTGATAGGTCGGATCTTCAGTTCTAACTGAATGTGTGATGGACGAGTAAGCAATATAAATGTCCTTTGCACTGAACCAATGACACTATTCACACTGACCTTTGCTGCACTTGCCTCTTGGTATGGCGTCCCCTATCACGGGAGGATGACTGCAAGTGGTGAGATCTACAACATGAATGCGATGACTGCTGCTCACCGAAGCCTTCCTTTTGGAACCAAGGTTCGAGTATGTAGCAAAAGAACCAATCGCTGTACTGATGTCCGTATCAATGATCGTGGACCGTTTGTTCACGGTAGATCCATTGACCTCAGTAAAGCGGCTGCTCAACGTATTGGTGTGTACAGCGAAGGGGTGGGAGAAGTCACCATCCAACAACTCCGATAACATCAATGACCTATACAGGAGCTACAACCTGGCCGATCAACAGTACTAGATACTCTGCTGAGTCAGTGCTTGCTGGTGGCTTCCAAAGGTACACCTCTGCGGCGTTCACTCGTCCTAGTGATACCACGGCTTACAGCGCACAAGATGCAGTTAGTAATAGCACTACTGCGCCAACCATTTTGACATTTTCTGGTGCATCTCGTTTCAACGGTGGTTCCGGTCTGATCCTTTCAGCTCGCCACATTAAGAACTCTGTCACCACTGCAAACGCCTCGTTCCGTCTTTACCTCTACCGTGCATCCGCAACGGCAGTAAATGACAACGCACAGTTCCCTCTTTTGTGGGCTAACCGTGCTAATCGTATTGGTTCTATTGATTTCACACATACCACTCAAGGCACTGGTAGTGATAGCAGCTCTGCTTTGACTACGTTTGTCAACCTTCCGTTTGTCGCTACTGGCACTAGCCTGTTTGGTCAACTCCAAGCAACAGCTGCCTACACCCCGACAAGTGGTGAACAGCACTTTATCGAACTGGCAATTGTCCAGAACTGAGCTATGACCTTAGCTCTTCCTAATAAGAGGCCACTCCTTACTCCTGGGTGGTCTCGTAATGAATTAACCCGTCGAGCTAAAGCGTCTCCAAGTCTCGACCTACGCCTAGCCGACAACAAGTCGCTGATCGATGCGGTCACCGGCCTATCGCTGGTCACCTTCACCCGCGCCAGCAGCGGCACGTTCGTGGGCAGCGACGGGCTGATCAAGACCGCGACGACGAACCTAATTACGCACTCGCAAACATTTAACAACGCAGCCTGGATACTCAGCGGTACTGGCGCAACGATTACGGCAGTCACTGACATTGAGGCCCCAAATGGGTCCATGACAGCGTGGACACTAGCATCTGGAGCGGGAGGTTTTGCGCAGATTCAGAATACATTTTCAGGAATTAGCGGTGCAACCTATACGGGATCTTTTTGGGTTCGCGGCCGGTCTGGAACAACCGGCGTTGTTTCTATTAGAGTTTCGGAAAACATAAACACGCAGCTAACAGGCATAACATCTAGCTGGCAAAGATTTAGCTTTACGGCAACAAGTACATCAACAACAATACGTTTAGGCATCCACCTCTCGGCTAATACTGAATCTATTGACATCTGGGGCGCCCAACTAGAACAGTCCAGCACCGTCGGCGAATACATCCCCACCACCAGCGTCATCAACTCGGCCCCCCGCTTCGACCACAACCCCACGACCGGCGAAAGCCTGGGGCTGCTGGTGGAGGAGCAGAGGACGAACGAAGTCAGGTCATCTTCTATGGCTGGCGGGGCAACTGGCACTCCAGGCACCTATCCTACGGGACTAACCACAAACTCTATAGCGGCAGGACTTACTTTACAAATAGCAGCTTTGGGAACGAATGAAGGACTGCCTTACGTTGATATTCGTGTGTCAGGAACAAGTTCAGATCCCAATGGATTTAGCATTAACCTTCAACCTTCCACCGACGCAGTAGCTGCATCTGGACAGACTTGGACAGGCAGTTGTTATTGTTCGCTAGTTGCTGGGTCGTACTCAAACACAACAGCCCCACGGCTGCGGATACTTGAGCGAACTTCGGCTGGCGGGTATCTTGCAGAAGGATCAGGTGGCACAATTATTGCGACTGGAACATCGCTACTCCAAGCACGGGCAACCGTAACTAGAACGCTTACCAACGCATTAACCGCACGGGCGCAGCTTGGCTTTGTAATTGGTATTGCCAGTGGTGTGACTGTAGATTTTACTCTGCGCTTTGCAGCGCCCCAACTAGAAGCCGGCGCCTTCCCGACCAGCTACATCCCCACCACGACCTCAGCCGTCACCCGCAGTGCAGACGTGGCCAGCATTACGGGGGCGAACTTCAGTAGCTGGTATCGGCAGGATGAGGGGACGGTGTTTGTGAAAAAGGGGTTGAGTAGATCTTTTGACGTTTCGAGGATATCCCTTGAGTTTGGTGATGGCACCAATAACAACAGATTCTTTCTTGGTAGTAATACAGCAGGCGCAGCAAATGCGGCTGTGGTTGCCACTGCTACAACTCAAGCATCGCTTGCGTCCGCAAATGCCTTTTTGACTGGCACGGCAAATAGTAGCCTTGCATACAGACTTGATGATTTTGCTTTGGTGGTGAATGGAGGCACTCCAGCGGTAGATGTATCTGGCACTGTTCCCACTGTATCGGCTCTTTACATAGGAAAAGCTGGAAGTACAGCGTCTGTTAACTGGTCTGGCACCATCAACCGCCTCACCTACTGGCCGCAACGCCTATCCAACACCACGCTCCAAGAGGTGACGCGATGACCCACTACCTTCGATTCCCCGACGAAGCCACCGGCATGGCCGCACTGGCCGACTACCG